TTTTAGAATAAGGATGAGGCTTTATCTCAGATTCAAGAATAATAATCCATTCATCCAAAACAGTTTGTGGTATTCTCTTCTCATATAACCAGCTACGAGGAGTGTAAGAAGAACCGATATTCCAAACGTTGTACAGGTGCGAGGACATAGATTTGTTAGAGTCGACAACTCTTTTCTGTGTGCTTGACAGCTTTTCTAATTTAACCATATTATTACTGTAGCTAATAAATTACTTGCGAGTCTTTCCTCCTTTGCGTCTACGAGGTTTCTTCGGTGATTTAGAATCTTCGATACCTCTTTCAACAGCCATAGAAGGCGATGTAGATGAATTAGTAGCAGCTGTTAAGCCAACTAGCTTTTCAAGCGCAACGTAGGCAACCTCTCGTACTGAATTGCAAGTAACGCCAAGCACAGATTCAGCTCCAAACTTATCGAAGCCAGATGCGGTATTACCTACAAGTACGAATGTTTCACCACGTGAGTAAGCAAGTTCTACAAATTCACCAGCCCAGGCCATACCAGATATGTTTGGATTGGATAAATTAGAGTAACTTAAGCGAGAAGAAAACTGAGTTCCACTATTGAAGCTATTCGAAATTGGAGTTAAGAATGCAGGACATAATGCTCCATTAGAACTGTCATAAATTGACATATGTGCTTCAATTAAACCGTCATAACTATCAGCGTACGAATTGTACGGTACTTCATCGGAAACAGATAAGACTACAGGGCCAGTACTATTAGTAGATGCACCACTAATATAAGGTAGATTAGCCCATAGAGTGTTCATGTTTGGTGAGTACTCAGCAATAGCTGGTGTAGTGAATACCTTTTCACCCATCCAGTCTGGGAATACTCTCGCAACCATGTCTGATGTCTTTCTGTAATCCGGATCTGTAAAAGACTGAATTGCATCAATTATGTCAGTTTCGTTAGTTGTGATTTGTTTAAAAGTAGTAGAAGGAGTTGAACCTAAAGAAGTAGGATGTAAAGCCCAAAGACTAGAACCTGGATTCATAGATGAACGGTAGTAAACACCGAACAGTTGAAACATCCACACATTTAGGAAAGGTGGTATTGGTTCATTTTCTAATAAATCTCCAAGTTGTAATAAATAGTCTAAATCTTGAGGTACAATGTTAGATCTCCAAAACTGAACACCATTATTCTGGTTGTTAGTAGAGTATAAGTACGGCTTAAGGACAGAGTAATAAACCTGTAGACCTTTTGCGATCGTATCATAATACTGGAAAAGTCTAGTACTAGAAAACACAGTTGTTGAATTTATATTAAATCCAACTCTCATTTGTGCAAGCTTTTGAAATTTGTTTGTTACATTGATATCCCACCACGATTTGAATCGAGGATCAGATTGTGCATCAGGGAAACCAAATTTAACAGTAGAAACATGTAAAGGAGCAGAAGTAGAATCAGCTTCCAACCTAACTTTAGCATATAAATTATGTTTAATGCCAGAATCTATATTAATAGCGCAAGGTCTTGGATTCTGAGAAAGTTGACGAGTGATTAATTCAGAATTACCTCCAGACATACCGCCTGGAGTAGGACCGTTGAATCCATTTCCTGATCCATCACCACGACTAGAACCACCTTTATCTTTCTTAAAAGGGTTTCGTTTGTCGATATCTTCTTTTCTTCTTTTGATGAATTCCTTTACTTTTCCATCAAGTGTTCCGTCATCTAGAGAATCATTGATACCATTAATAATGGCGTCTATCCCTTGAGCCGCAAAGTTACCAGCTACAAAACCAGTAATATCTTTAAGCGGAGGAAGAACACTTCTTTGTCCCATCGAACGGAGTAG